TCCTATGCAATTAAACAATATTGAGAACGACAAGGTGAAGCACGTTAGTTATGATTTTATGAAAAGTGTTTCTGATGGATTAGGTTCAACAATAGATTGGATTGAAAACGGTACTGGGGAAATGTTACCAAATGGTGAAGTAGAAATTAAAGCTACAAATGGTAAAGAATTAGAGCAAGATAATCCATATAGGGATTATCTTATACAGAAGCTAGAGGCTGATACCCAAAAATGGGAGAAAATGTATAATACTTTACTTGAAAAAGTTATGAGTAGTATGAGTTTGGGAAAGCTTAATGGTTATCCATTAACGGCAAAAGGGCTTAAACGCGCTATTTTGTTGGGTAACTAAGAATTAAGCTAAGTGCTTGATACCGTGCTATGTTGTAGTCCCGTCCGGACCGCATTAGTACGGTAGTTAAATGAACTAACTACAAAAATTATGAAAAAACTTACATTAGTAAGATTGTTTCTGCAAATGATAGCCTTTCACGATAAAAGTGAGAGGCTTTCTAATGCTAGGGCTAAGGTAACCATTCAAGCCTATAAGAATAAATACTCTATTCTTTGTGATTTCCTAAGAGAAAATAAAAAAATTAAACTGCGAGCTGATAAGTATGACCGTGAGATGGCTTATTTGTACTATGAATGGCTTAAGACAAAATTTTGTAATAACTATTCAATTAGATGTGTTGAGATTGTAAATAAATGCTTAGAATTTGGTGTTAATGAGGGATTTATTAATGTTAATAATGTTGGCAGCCTTAAATTAAAACGTACAAAGGCTAGTAAACCTACATATTTTAGTCCAAAGCAGATTGAACAGTGGGAAAACTTCAATAGCTCTGATGAGCAATTACAAAAAGCGGCCCATTTAGCAGTTCTCCAAATTCATACTGGTTTTGATTATGGAGATTTTAAAGAAATTAGTCGGGATATGGTTGCCATGTATAAAGGGCATAAGTATATCGTTAAACCGAGGCAAAAAAACGGAAATGAGGCTATTATTCCAATGAGTGCCAAAGTAGATGCTATTCTCGAGTTTTATGATTATAAAATGGATTTACTGTCAAATCCTGACTACAATTTATTGATAAAAGAGATTGCTAAATCACTTAAAATTGATATTTATGTTAATTCTAAAGGATTACGTAAGGCTTTTGCAATGGATCAATTAAACAATAAAGGTTTATCTATTGAGGCTGTTTCTAAAATGTTAGGACATTCAAAAGTGAAAACTACCGAAGAAACATATGCTCAGGTTAATATTAATCTTATTCATAATGAAATAATCAAGAGAGATATGTAAATTTTGTATATTTAATTAAAATATATATTATGAATTTTGGATTAAAAATAAGGATTCCATCATTAAGCCGTAAAATATCTGCTAAAACATCATTAAAACGTAATTTAGGTATTAGAAAACCTACACTTTTAGTTGATCCTCAAAAAGCAATGAAGCGTAAAATAAGCGATGCCACTACTATAAAATTGGGGTATAAAAAAACAAAAGGAAGTGATAACAAGGATTACTATTTTTTTAATGAAACTGGAGATGAAAATAATCCTATTTGGAAACGTACAAGTGAATGGTCGTTTAATAATGGTATAGAAAAAGAGTTAAAAAATATGGTTAAATGCCCTAAATGCTATAGCATAAATATTGGCAATATATATCCGTTAATTATTGCTCTATTTGTCGTTAGCTTCTTTTGGTTCGTTTCTTCGCCATCAGCTTTTCCGTTTATTTTATTGCTAATATCAATACCACTGTTTTTTATAAATAAAAAAATATGCAAAGATTGTTATAGCCGTTTTAAATAGCCTAATAAAACAAATCCCTAAAATTCAGGCTTAATTTTATAACATGAATATCCGTGTTAATGCACAAGAGGCAACAGATGAACTTAAAAAGAGATTTGATAGTTTATCTAATGCCGAAGTGAATAAATCAATTACTAGAGCTATTAACAATACATTGGGTAAGGTAAAAACAGATATTGGCCGTGAAATCAGGGCAAAATATAGATTATCAACATCAGATGTTAATGCTAATTTAAAATTAGAGCAGGCTAAAAACAGTCGTCCATGGGGCTATATAGAGGCTTCTGTATCACCATTTTCCTTATCTAAATTTAATCCTATTGAGGTAAAAAATGGAATACAAACTAAGAGAACTGGAGGCAAAAATGGTTCGTTTAAGGAAACAAAAGCTCAAAAGAATAGTAGAGAAGGTGTAACAATAGAAATCATTGCTGGGCAGAAAGAAACAATTCAATCTGCATTTCTATTTAGGGGTAAGAATGGAATGAGTGTAAAAGCCAGAGGGGTATATTCCCGAGGTTTTATATTTGATTCATCAAGTAAATCTAAAACTTTAAAATCTGTATCTGTTTATTCGATATTAAAAGGTGATACAGTTCGAACAAATATTAGACGTTATATTGAATTAGAGTATCCAGCAAAACTGGAAGATGAATTAATGAAACGCATCAATAAGATAGCTTAGTAGCTATATTTCTTTATTTTCTAGTCAATTATTTAGGCTTTAAACAATGCCTAGGGGGTGGGGTAATAGGTTCTTCCCCCAGTGAAATCACGACCTGGGCCATCAGCCCGAAAAAACTTTAGTGATAGAATATTTAATAGGGTTGCAACCCAGTAGCCTAATGCAAACCTTAGGTTGCAAACCGTTATATCTTTGTGTAGGTAAATGGACAATACTGCTAACATTTCGATTCGTGAATTTGCGCGCCAGCTTGGCGTGTCTGATACATCTATACATAAAGCAATAAAGGCTGGTAAAATTGTAAAAGGCTTGGACAGAACAAATCCAAGAAAGCCAATTAACTATGCTATTGCTATTGTAGAGTTAAAAGGTTCTTATGCTCCAATGAAAGTTCAAAACACAGCACTTGATAAAGTGATGAATGAACCTATAGCAAAAAAAGAACCTGTTAAATTAACTCCTAAACCCCAATACAAAAAACCTTTTGATGATGATTCTGATATTCCAGAGGATGTTGAAGATGATGGAGAGGGTGATGATCAAGAAAAAACCATCAAAGTAAAAAACAGAGCAACTTATAATGAGGCTAAACGAGTTGAGGCAGTTGTAAAAGCGCGTACTGCTCAATTAGAATACGAGCAGCTAAAGGGAAAATTAGTTGATAGTAAAGAAGTTTACAAAGAATTATTTGCAGTAGGTCAAACGGTACGTGCTGCCATGCAAGGAATACCAGATAAATATTTAGATAATTTATTAGCATGTGATAGCAGAAGCGAAGCACATGAATTATTAACCAAAGCAATTACTCAAGCTTTAGAAGAACTGAGTAATGCTACTAAAGAAGTAGAACTTTAATGTTGTTACAAGGATTTTTTGACGGATTAAAGCCTATACCTATTACTCTAGTAAGTGATTGGGCTGATAATAACCGTTACTTAACTTCCGAAAGTTCGGCAGAGCCTGGTCGCTGGTCTACTGATAGAACTCCTTATATGAGGGAGCCAATGAATTGTTTAAGCCCAAATAGTTCTGTATGTGAAGTAGATTTTATTAAAGGTGTACAAATTTCGGGTACAGAAAGTGCTTTAAATGTAGTTGGTTGCTTCGCGGATATTTCTCCTTGCCCAATTATGTATGTCATGCCTACCATTGATGTAGCAAAAGGATTTAGTGAAAGCAGAGTTGATCCAATGATTTCAAATTGCCCATCTCTATCTAACAAAATTAAACCAGCAAGGGAGCGAGATAGTGGTAATACTAAATTTACCAAGAAGTTTCCCGGAGGATTGTTAGTTATTAGTGGTGCAAATTCAGCAGCTTCTTTGCGTTCGCGTCCGGTGCGTGTTTTAATTTTGGATGAAGTTGATGCATATCCTCAAAATTTAGATGGTGAAGGCTCTCCAGTTTCATTAGCCAAAAAACGACAAGCAACCTTTGGTTTAAAAAAGAAAACATTTATGTTATCTACACCAACTAAAGAGGAAACAAGTGTTATTGAGCCAGCATATTTAGCCAGTGATCAGAGAAAATACTTTGTGCCGTGTCCTCATTGTGGAGTATTTCAGGAATTAAAGTTTGAACAGTTAAAGTGGGAGAAGGGAAATCCTGCAAGTGTATTATATAAATGCATTGATTGTGATGCATTGATAGAAGAACGGTATAAAACAAAAATGCTTGCTTCTGGTTTTTGGAAACAAACGGCCCCACAAAATAATAATCCTTTAAAACGAGGTTATCATTTAAACTCCCTTTACTCACCTATTGGCTGGATGTCATGGACTGATATTGTTATTGAGTATGAAGATGCCCAGGGTGATGAACCTAAAATGATAACCTTTACAAATACCATTTTAGCAGAAACTTATAAAACTAAATCAGATATTCCTGAGTGGAATAACTTATATAACCGAAGAGAGCAGTATGAGCTAAACAAACCAAATAATGAAGTTGTATTTATTACAGTAGGTGTCGATGTTCAAAAGGATAGGTTGGAACTTCATATAGTTGGATGGTGTGAACGAAAAATAAGTTACTCAATTGATTATAGATCTATACTTGGTGAAACTTCCAGTACCAAAGTTTGGGACGAATTAGCATTAGTTGTAAATGAAACCTGGGAACGCGAAGATGGAATTATCTTACCAATGAAATTAATGGCAGTTGATACCGGATATAATACTTCATTTGTTTATGATTTCTGTAGAAGATTTGATACAACTAGAGTAATTCCAATTAAAGGTCAGGATAAACAAGGTATAATGGTAGCGCCACCAAAACAAGTAGATACTACAAGTGCCGGTAAAAAGATTGGTAAAATGAAAGTTTGGAATGTTGGTGTAAGTATGATTAAGTCTGAAATTTATGGATGGCTCAGATTAGAAATTGCTGAAGATGGAACAGTACCAAATGGCTACATGCATTTCCCACAATACAATAGTAATTTCTTTAGAGGTATTACTGCCGAAAAATTACAATTCACAATTCGTAAAGGCTACCGAAAATATGAGTGGGTTAAACATTATCATGAAAATGAGCCATTAGATACAACTGTTTATGCACGAGCTGCTGCCGCAGTAATTGGTATTGATAGAATGAAGCCTGAACACTTTGAACAAATTATAAATCAATCCCAGCAAAAAAAGAAAACAATTCCAGAAGTTATAAAAAAGAATAGACCTAGTATTTGGGATTAATAGCCTAATGAACTACAAGTATGCTAAACGTTAGTAATTTTGTATAAATGGCTTATACCTTAACACAATTAGATTTACTAAATGCTGCAATAGCACAAGGGGCTTTATCGGTTGAGTATGCCGATAAAAAGGTTACATATCGTTCACTAGCTGAAATGTATGCTATAAAAAATGAAATGATGTTAGAGTTGGGAATTAAAAAACCTGATTCAGGTCGTAGATATGCAGATTATAGAAGCGGATTATGAGTAATACACTAGATAAAATCATTGAATTTATAAGTCCAAAGCTTGCAATGGAGCGTGAAAAGTATCGTATGGCTACTGATAGCTTACGTAAATTTGATGCTGCAAGTCATGGCCGAAGAACTAAAGGTTGGAATGCAGGAAGCACTTCTGTTAATACAGAAACTCGTGGACACTTAACAACTTTGAGAGATAGGTCAAGGGATATGGTTAGAAATAACTCATATGCTAAAACAGCCATTGATGTTATTGCAACTAATACAGTTGGAACAGGAATCAGACCATCTCCAAAAACAGAAGATGTAAAATTAAAAGATGCCGTTTTAAGTGAGTGGGAAAAATGGGCTGATAGCAAACAGTGTGATTTTGATGGAAACTTCGATTTTTATGGAATACAGGCATTAGTCATGCGAGCAATCGCTGAAAGTGGCGAATGTTTAATTGTAAGAAAAAGAACTAAGGATAAAACAAATCTTCCTTTACAAATTCAGGTTTTAGAATCTGATTATTTATATTCTGAAAAAGACTATACTTCTGAAAAAGCCGAAGGGCAAATTATTCAAGGAGTTGAATATGATGCTAATGGTAAGCGACTTGCATACTGGTTATATAGTTCACATCCGGGAGATCAAGGAAGTGTTGATATTATGCCGATTCGTGTTCCAGCAAAAGATGTTATTCATATTTATAAAATTGATAGACCTGGACAAGTGAGAGGTATTCCTTGGTTATCAAGTGCTTTGCTATTATTAAAAGATTTAGCAGATTATCAAGATGCTGAATTAACACGTCAAAAAATTGCCGCTTGTTTTACTGTATTTGTTCAGGATAATACTCCTCAAGATGGATTAACTAGTGGCTCTTCTACTACAGAAAATTTAGAAAGAGTTGAACCGGGTATTATTGAACATTTATCACCAGGTAAAACCATTGCTTTTGCTCAACCTCCAACAACTACTGGAGGAGGTGAACATACTAAAATGTTACTTCGTGCAATTGCCGGAGCTGCTGGAATTACTTATGAAGCCATGACTGGAGATTTATCAAATGTAAATTTCAGTAGTGGTCGTATGGGGTGGTTGGAATTTCATCGTAGAATTTCAAACTGGCAATACAATATGATTATACCGATGTTATGTGATAATGTTTGGCAATGGTTTATTGAAGCAGGGCAAATATCTGGTAAAGTAAAACAATCAATTGATGCAGAATGGACTTCGCCTCGAAGAGAAATGATAGACCCATCGAAAGAAATTGAAGGAATTAATTTATCTATAAGAAGTGGATTGTCTACTTGGAGCGAGGAAGTTATTAAACAGGGTTATGATCCTAAACAACAAGCTAAACAAATGGCTGAGGATTATGCTATGTTTGATAATAATGGTTTGATGCTTGATATTGATGGCCGAAAAGTAGCAAAAGCAGGTGCAGGGAATGTTCAACAACAAAATGATTAATTCAAATGATTTATAATTTTCCAGACCATATTAATGGAGATACTTTTAAAGGAGTTCAATTTGAAGTATTGATTAATAGTGTGCCGTTAAATTTAACAGGTGCTATTATTAAAATGCAATTACGTTTAAGTCCTTCAGGTATTAACTTTTATGAGTTTAGTACGGTAAATAGCAAAATCGAAATATTTGATGCAGCTGCTGGAAAATTCAGATTAAAAAAACAACTTATAGAAGTTGAAGCAAAAAAATATGTTTACGACATTGAAATAACTTTACCTACTAATGAGGTGTACACATATATTTCTGGTTCATGGACTATTTTAGAAAGTGTAACTCGTGGATAATGTAATTGTAAATATAACTGAGCAGCCTTTAGAAATTCAGTTTAATGTAACCGAACAGCCTTTAGAAATTACGGTTAATGTTTCCAATAATCAAGGAGATGATGGTTTATCTGTTTATCAAGTGGCTTTAAATAATGGTTTTGTTGGCACTGAATCAGAGTGGCTCGATAGTTTAATTGGAGCGCAAGGTCCACAAGGAATACAAGGTATTCAAGGTCCAGCTGGTGCAAATGGAACAAATGGCATTAACGGAACTAACGGTACAAATGGAAAAGAAATAGAAATTCAAAAAACGGCAACCCATATTCAATGGCGCTATGTTGGAGATGCAACTTGGACAAATTTAGTTGCCTTAATTGATATTAAAGGAGATACTGGAGCTACTGGTACTCAAGGTCCAATTGGATTAACAGGAAATACAGGAGCGCAAGGTATTCAAGGTATACAAGGCGCTACTGGACCTCAAGGTATACAAGGAGAAGTTGGAGCGACAGGTCCACAGGGTATTCAGGGAGAAGTTGGTCCACAAGGCGAACAAGGTATTCAGGGCATACAGGGTGAACAAGGCATACAAGGTGAAACTGGACCTACTGGACCTACTGGTCCAGCACCATCACAAGAAAGTTTAATAATTAACGCTTTAATTTTCGGATAATGAAAAATATATCAAGTGAAAGTATAACATTCAATCCAGCTGCTAAAACGGTTGATACTGGTATTGCAAATTTCGATATTCGTAAACTATACGCTATTATAAATATAACTGCTAATACAATTATCTATGCTACTGGTTCTGAAAAAGGTTTCACTAGTGTTTCTAATGATACTGTAACTCTTCAATTTGATACATCTTCCATGAACGCAAATGATGTTTTGCAGATTATTTATGATGATTCAGAACAAAATGAATTATTAACGATGCTTGTTGAATTGTCAAACCGTTTAGCTTTTTTACCTAGCGTAAGAGGAACTTTAGCTGATTTACGTGTCAGTGTAATTAATACAGCGGCAGTTACTGTATCTTCTGGAACTATAACAACTGTATCAACGGTAACAACAGTAAGTACTGTTACTACTCTAGCAAATCAAACAAACATAGGTGGTTTTGCTGCTAATCAGCAAATACCAGCCTTACAAAATAATGTAGCAATTCAATCAAACATTAACAATTTAATCATTTCATAAAATGCCCATAACTAATAAAAATGTTGCATTAGTACACCGTAAAGAGTGGCAAATGATGACACCTTGCCCAGTTGCAACAGCAGCAGGTTCTTTTACAATTATCGATAGTAAAGAGGTAGATAATTTATTACTTTTTGTTAGTAGTAATAGTGTTCAGTATTTATACCACCATGATGAAGATGCATGGGTGCAAATTCCATCACTTGCTTTAGCTGGAACTTTTGGCGCTGGCTCTTGTGGCTGTAAAAGAGAATGGAGTAATACGATTACAGCCAATGGTGGAAGTACTACAACTGTAACAACTGCAACAGCTATAACTGGTATGGCTATTGGTAAAACAGTTCGTTTTTTAACTGGTGCTAATGCTGGAAGAGAAGCTGTAGTAACAGGAGCTATTATTATACCAGGAGGAACTTCAACTCTTCAATTTTCAGCTTTACCATCCGCAGTAGTTAATACAGATACATTTGCGCTTGATACAGGTTTATTTTTAATTATGAATGGTGGTACTGTAGGTGCAGGTATTTATAAAAGTTTTGATCCATTAACTGGAGTTATTACATCATTAGGAACAACAGGTTTACCTGCAACTTGGGGAACTGAAGGTCGCTTAATTACTACAAGTAGTTTAGATGTTTTTGCAACTGGAACAGCGACAAGTGCAACAAGTACAACTTTAGTAAATAGCGGTAAAGCTTGGACGACTGGTAAATGGATTAATTATCAAGTTCGTATTACAGGAGGTACTGGAATTGGACAAATTAGAACTATTACTGCAAATACAGGAACAACTTTAACTGTAGCAGCTTGGACAGTTACACCAGATAATACAAGTACTTATAATATTGAGGGGAACGATGATTTTGTTTACTTACTAGGAAACAATGCTATAACTATGTATCGCTATTCTTTCACAAGTAATACTTGGACTACTATGGCGCCAACAGTTGCAAGAGGTGGTTCTATGATTGCAGGCGGTGGCGCTAATTGGACGCAATTAACAGGTGACACTAATTTTGATGATGAAAACACAGGATTTGCTGGTAGATACATTTTCTCTTTTAGAGGTGGAGCTACATCAACATTAGACCGTTTTGATATTGCAGGTGGTACAGCTGGAGCTGGTGCTTGGGCTGCCATTACTTATGTAAATAATGCTGAAACTTTTACAACTGGCAGTAGTTATGCCGCTTGGACACGTTATATTATTATCAGAAAAGATGCAACTAATCGTTTCTTTAAATATTCGGTAAGAGGTAATTACATGGAATCATTAAGCACTAACATGTATCCTGATGGTGCTGCTATCTTAGGTGATAAACTTTGGATAAAGAATTATGTGGAGGGTGGAATAATTAAAGCGACTTGGCTATACTCTTTAGCTAATACAGGAACTGTTTTGCATCGATTACTTTTATACTAAAAAAAACTTTTTTAAATAAAAAACCCAACTAAATAGCTGGGTTTTTTTATTATGAAGAAATATACTTTTTCTTTTCTACTGCTTTAACATCTCCATTAGGATCAATATCATAAAATCTAATTAATTCAGATTTTTCTTTATCACTCATTTTACTAAAAAAACTTTTTACAATATCTTCTAAAGCATTAGATTTTTTTCGCTTTCCTTGCTTTACTCCATAAGCCACAACTAGCTTACGATATAAAGGATTAGGATAATATCTCATACTTAAATCTAATAATTGTTGGTGATGTATTTTATCCATGATGTAAATTTTTTCATAAAAATATAAAATACTTTTTTATTAGCCTACTAATTTTAATAAAATAGCCTAATAAAGTTTAAGTAAGCAAACCGTTAGTAATTTTGTTATTAATGGGAAAAGAAATTTTAGAAAGAACAGTTGAAGGATTAGGTGTTAGAGCCTTATTTAAGCCAACAACATTAAACGAAGATATGAGAACTATCGACGTTGTTTTTGCTACTGAAACACCAGTAAGAACTTATACTTGGGAAGATGGAGATGTAAACGAGGTTTTATCTTTTGATGCCGGAGCAGTAAGAATGGAACGTTTAATGAATGGCGCTCCCGTTTTAAATAATCATGATAGATGCGAAGGTACCGAATCTGTTTTAGGAGTAGTTGAAACTGCTTCTATAACTAACGGTGAGGGCATTGCTACATTAAGATTTTCAAAACGTGAAGATGTTAACGGAACATGGCAAGACATTAAAGATGGAATTTTAAGAGGTATTTCTGTTGGTTATCGTGTTTTTAAATATGAGATAACTAAAGAAGATGGGAAATTACCTGTTTATAGAGCTGTTGATTGGGAGCCATACGAAATAAGTATCGCACCAGTGCAAGCAGACCCAAATTCAAAGGTTCGTTCTCAAGAACCAATTAAAGAAGAAAAACAAAAACCAACAAATATAAAAACAATGACACCAGAAGAAAAAGCAGCGTCGGATTTAGCAATAGCTGAAAACGCTCGTAAACAAAAGGAGTTACAAGATGCCGCTATTGTTGGCGAACGTAACCGTGTTAATGACATCACAGATGTTGTTAGAAAAGCAAATTTAAAAAGTGATTTCGCTGAAAAATTAATTAAAGATGGTACTTCTATTGAAGCTGCTCGTGCTTTAGTAATTGATGAAATTGCAAAAGAAAATGAGAGAACTATCTCATCTGCAAATACTGTAAAAGTAGGAGTAGAAGAAAAAGAAAAAGTACGTAAAGGAATGGAAGATGCAATTGAGCATCGTGCAAACCCTACTATCGCTTTAACTGATATGGGCCGTGAGTTTAGAAGTTTAACAATGGTTGAATTGGCTCGTAAATGTGCTGAGGATGCAGGAGCATCAACAAAAGGTTTAACGCAACGTGAAATTGCTCAAACTGCATTAGGTTTATCAACTCGTGGTTATATGAGTTCTTCTGATTTTCCTAACGTATTATCAAACGTAGTAAATAAAACATTACGTAGACAATACGAATTGCAAAACCCAACTTTCCAAGCATTTTGCCAACGCGGTTCTTTTAAAGATTTTAAATCTAAATCTGTTGTACAATTAGGAGATGTTTCTAAAATGCAAGTGATTTTAGAAGGTGGTGAATACAAAAAAGGTGTAATGGGTGAATCTGCTGAAAGTTATGCAGCAAAAAAACATGGTATTATCATCCCTTTAACTTGGGAATCAATTGTAAATGATGATTTATCAGCATTTTCTCGTATCCCTGCTTCTATTGCTTCTGGTGCGCGTCAATTGCAGTCTGATATTGTTTATTCAATTCTTTCTACAAATGCAGCTTTATCTGATGGAGTAGCTTTATTCCATGCAACACATAATAACTACACTGGAACAGGTACAGTTATTAATGTAGCTAACTTACAAATCGCTCGTACAGCAATTCGTAATCAAAAAAATGCTCAAGGTTATTCTTTAAACTTAGTTCCTAAGTATTTAGTAGTAGGTCCTCTTCAAGAGCAAGTAGCTTACCAATACACATCAAGCCAATATGTACCAACTAAGAATAGTGATATTAATCCTATTTATAACGCTGCTTTAACAGTTATTGTTGATGCTCGTATTACTGGTAATGAGTGGTATTTAATGGCTGATCCGGCTATGATTGATACAATTGAGTATTCATTCTTAGATGGCGAAGGTGAATTATTTACTGAGCAACGTATTGGATGGGATGTTGACGGCATGGAAATGAAAGCTCGTATGGTTTTCAATGCTAAAGCTATCGACTTTAGAGGTATGTACAAAAACGTTGGAGCATAATTAAATTAAAATTAATCGGGGGTTAATAGCCCCCATTTAAAATAAAAAACATGAAAAACTTTATTCAAAAAGGAAATGCAATCGATATCAATGTTGCAAGTGCTTTAACTTCTGGTCAATTAGTAACAGTAGGTGATTTAGTAGGAGTTGCAGTTAATACAACTGGTGCTAATGTTGACAATGTAATGGTTGTTGATGGTGTATTTGAAGTTGCAAAAGCAACTGGAGCAATCACTTTTGGCGCAAAATTATACCATGACACTGTAGCTGGTAATGTTACAACAACTGCAGGTTCTTTGAAATTAGCAGGATATGCTGTTTCTGTTCAAGGTAGTAGTGATGCAACTGTAAAATTAAAATTATTGTTTTAAGGTGAATTTATTTGATGGAATGCGAGATAACTCGTTCGATATTGTTACAAATACAATGGGATACGATGCTTCTTGGATTCCATCAGATGGTTCAAATCCTTCTGGATATAATGCAAGAGTATTGTTCAAAGATCCAGAAGCAGATCAAAAATTGAGTGGGGCAACCTATAGTT